TATAGTAAGTGATTGGGTTGATAGTCAGAATTCCGTTGGAAGCGTCATTGCTAGACTTCGTCTTTTCATCATCAGTTGCCTTAGATGAACCCTCACCGAAAATTCCCATTTCACCCGAGAAATCAACAGTCTGTGCAGAAGCACCTGCAAGGTCGATTGTTCGCGGCGAAGCGAGATTAACGAGAGCGCCCGTATCGGGCAGGTCTGCGATGAACTTTCGGTCGATATAATTCGGCTGAACTTCAAGTGTTGCCAATGCCATTTTAGTGACACCTTTCAAAGTTTGTGTTCTATGACTCGCAAAATGTAGGGGTGCGAGTTTCCTCTGCAAACCCCGCTGTTATTTACGGTCACGGTAACCTCAACCCTTGAAAAATGCACAAGGTGCTTTTATTGTAGCACAGTATTCAACTACCACCACTTGCGTGTTGCCTTACTGCCTTTTTTAGGTTTACCGACAACCACTTGGTCGCTTTTAATTCTATTGCACTTAAAATGTGCTGGAACAAGATTATTCATCAGGTCTGTCCCTCCTGCTGACACTGGGATTACATGGTCTACAGTAAAGCTCAACGGTTCAGCTTTTCCAGCATTCAAGTCAATCGGCATTCCACAGAGGTGACATGGTTCACCTGTTTTCGCAACCCTCTGCTTGATAGCATTGCGATTATTGCGATATAACTGTGAGTTATGCGAACCCATTTTAGACGTACACCGTTCTTTGTTCGACTTCCTTAACTTGGTGAGCCGCTCTCCACCAAACAGCTTGAGCTAGAGCCTTGAGTCCAGCAACTGTTTCACCCTTTTGGATTGACGCAAACTTCCAAGACTCTTTTCCTGCTGTAACTCTCATCGCATTATGAACTTCTTCATTAAGGGTTGCGTTATTCGTGTGCTTAAAATCACCCTTATTAAGCAAGTCCATAAACCCTTGCTGTGACGCTAAGAACTCAGAGCCAGTTAAATAGCACACGTCAATACCTTTAGGGATAATATCCTCTGCGAGTGCAGAGTTTAGACCTCCCGCGTCAAGAATAAGGGGGGTTGCTCTAGGCGCGCCGCGTAGATAGCTTGTAATCCAAGTCCACGAATTAACGCTAGAGCGTTCCTCAATGATTTCACCTGTAATAAATTCGCCTGTGTTTGACCTAGCCGCAACACTCAGCGCTAAAACAGAGGTAAGCGGGTCAAACACAAGCGAATACACTAGCGTACTCTTGTCATGCTCAATGTCAAGAAATGCTTTAGTCCACAATTCTGCTGGAATAACGGGCGGTACTTTGTTTTCCCACCATAAACCAAGGTCTTGGATTCTAAAATCAATCAATCCCATGTCGCCCGTCTGTCGAGCGATACGAATATCAGTCTGAAAAGCGGTCTTTGGTATCACATCAGGATACAGTGGGTTGGTTAATTCCCACAACTTTTCATCTTCAACGTCTGCTGTATCGTCATCAATGCCATAGCGAACAGCAAAGATTCCGTCATCATCTTTAGCGTTAGCGATTGTCTCATTGAACACATCACCACCTGAATTAGGCAGATATGGTGTTCCAGTGTAGATTGTAATTGGATTAGGTCGAGTCTTAAGAGTTTTTGTTATCATGCCCTCAAAACTTGAGAGCAACTCTTGGGCTTCATCAAAAATCACCATGTCGTACGTTCCACCCATACCGCTTGTAGCAGTCTTGCGTGAACGGAATGTGATGATAGCTCCGTTGGTGAGTCGGATTTCCTGTCTCCCTGCGTTATATCGCTTGGACTTGAGTTCAGCGGCGAGTTCACCGTTTGACAGTATAGTATCTAAGACATCTTCATAAATTTTTGACGCAGCCGCCGTTTCATGTGCAGTCACGTAAATGTTCATACCGAGCACGTAAGCCGCATATGCGATGATACATGTGAGCTGTTTTGTTTTAGCATTCTGTCGCGGTGCATTCATTGCCACACGTTGATGAATCCACTTCCCGCTATCATCTTGAGCATAGGCTTCATTTAGAAAATGAAGCTGGGACGGTAGGATATTGCCGCCCCAAGAAACGTATGTTTCCCCAAAAATTGCCGCGCCCGATTTAGCAGTAGTTGGCTTGCGCCATTCTACTGGATTGACTACTAACATGTGACTCTCCAATCATGACAGATTATACGAGTCCACAACATTCTGATTGAGACCCTTACCAAAAGCGTCACCAATGGACGCAATATCTTGAGGTGTGTACGGGAATGCAGACTCAAAAACTAATCCTACCGACAACTGTTCAGCCTGTTCGACTGTCGGTGTTGACTCATCGGCTTGACTTGATTGTACTACAGAATCTGCAAGCTCATCTGAAACAACTGAACCGCTTGAGTCTCCGTCCGACGTGCTACCAACAGTCAGCGTGGTAGTGTCTCCCGAGTCCGTACCGTCATTAAATTGGACGGTCGTTTGAACAATCGGCTTAATGTCTAATGGTTCAAACACAGCCTGTAGTTCCTGCTTCAAAATGTATAGTCGGGAAATAAAGCTCTCGCGGTGTGCAATCATCGACTCTGTTGCGATACCGAGAGTATCAAGCGAGCTTAAATCCTGAACTGGGACGTTAGTTTCTTCCTCAAAACTGAACGCGGTGAGCTTGCGCAGGTTCAATAACTGGGAAATATCCCATTGTGGTAGATTGTCCACATCAGGCTTGATTGCACCCGATGAGCGTGAGTCATCGTTTGCGTCAAACTTTCGGTACTCTTTCAGGTTTGATTGTTCGCGCGCAACTATTTTTACTTGAGGTGACGTTCCTGAAACATAGGTTTCAGGGAATGCAAGACGGTCAATATCCTCATCAATCTTTGAGTCCAGTGAGTCAGCTCTCGCCGCAAGCAGTAATGCTTTATTGTTGACGGGCGGGTGAGTGAACGCCATACAGCGTAGGGACTTGTCGCGCTCAATGAGGTTTGCGTCGTACACCCGTCCGTCAAAACCTTTATATTCAACCCAGTCAAAATCTTCCGCATGAAGCACGTTCATCTCATCAGAGCGAGCAACATTAGCATAAGCCAATGCGGGTGCGTCTGTGTCCTTGTCATAAGTAAAAAACACATCTTCGCCGAGAATGGCATAATATACAAGTTCACCAAAAGTTCGCTTACCGAGAGCACTAAAATTCTTTACACGCAAACGCTTTTGGTAAGCACGCGCGGTAAGTTCAAGCCACGGGGATAGAGACCTAATCCTACCGTCTGTTTCTTTAATCATCAGTGCCTACCTTGTTTCTCAGCTTTTCGAGCGCCGTTTTCGGGCGCTCATCTTTAGTTTCTGAACTTTTGTCAAGTTTAACAGCTTCATCATAACTCTTGGTAAGTGATATTTGCAGTTTAACCCACATCTGATACCGCTTGCCAGCTTCGTCAAGTTCTTGCGCCGCAGCGGCGCGCGTTTCAACCCTAGCGTGCATGTTGTGCACAATCTCACTTGCGGCTTCAATATCACCGTAAGCTAGGTCGGTTTGAGCATTTACCTGCTGGATTCTCACAGTCAGATTCTCTACAGTGCTTCCCATTATTCCTCTGCTTCTTCATCGGCTGTAACGTATCGAATGTAGATTTTACAATCACAGCCAGCGTGCCTACCCCAAACGCCATAAATGTTAGCGTCATACGGATTCCATATTCCAGCGCGCTCTCGACACCAAGCACACGTATCGCGTCCTTGCATTTCTCGAACAACCTCTTTGATAAGACCAAGATTCGCAGCATAAGCTGAAACGTTTTCCATTGCTGGCTTAGCAAAATTGCGCTCTGTTTGTGCTAGAAAATCAAGGATTGTTTTGTCTGAATGTTCCTCTTTAAGAAGCCACCCCAACTTTTTGCCAAACGTTTCATCATCAGGAATGTCCAGCGGCATTCCACCAGCAGCTTGAGTAACGTTCGCATAAATAGCACCAAGCAGTTCGCCCATTTTCTTACGGTCGTACTGCTTTTGTGCTTCCTGAACAGCAGCAATCATATCAGCCGTGATGAGGTCTGCACGACTGCTGTTCATGATTTTCTGTAATGCTTCGAGCTGTTCTTTATCGTCCATTTATGCTTCCAAGTATGCGATAGTAACCACTACTGATGAAACATATTGACCTGTTTCGTCGCCCTCATCTGTGATTGCGTCAACACTTGGGCTTCCCATAATGTTCATCGCTGTTTGCTCATACCAATCATCTACAAGGTCTGCAATAAGGTTTGCCATGCCATGTGCAACACCTGCACTACCAGCATAAGCTCTAAATTCGAGCGATACACTCGCCTTAAAGTCGTTGACGGTAATTCCACCGCTACGACCAATAGTGACTATCGTTCCGCCGAGATATTTTCCTGTGGTTGGGTCTATCGGCTGTGATGAGGATACGGGCGCGTCAAAATCCGACGCCGCGTCAATATATGCTGATAGTTCTTGCATAATCTGTTTATCAAGTCTTTGCTTCATGACTACTTCCAATCAACTTTGTTTCCAAGCACTTCCATAACAACGCTTTTGTAAAGTGCGTATTGTTTTCCTTTAACGACCGCTGATGAGCGTACAGTCCCTCTAGAGGTCATTCCTACGCCATTATCTCGAATGACTGGATAACGGCGCGGGTCTTTATGACCGACCTTAGGCGCAATTTTAGACTGTATTGCCTGTGCTTGCGTGCGTAAGGCGCTACGCATTGCACTTGAGGTGAGCAGTTTATTAGTCGCAGCATTGGGTGCTGCAACCATAATTTTTGCGCCTTTAAGGTTTGCCATTTAGTTTGCTCTACCTAGCCTTGTTTTTGCTGTGAACGTCCACCTGAATGGTAGGTACTGTACTTTGTTGCTATCGTCCACTAGTGACGTAATGTTAGTAACATAATACTTGATTTCATCAACAGTCAGCGTATCACCGATTGCAACTAAAACCTTTTTAGTATCTGCTTCTACTGGACTTTCGGGCGTTACAACATGAACCTTAATAACGTTTATCTGTTGTGCCGCCGCGTCACTTGACGTGTCCGCCGTAGCGTCTTGACGCTGTACTAGCGCCTTGAGCACGACGGTCTCATAATCAAGATTATCGCTAAACAGTTTACCGTCACTTGTGTTGTGAGTGACGGTAATTGACCGTGTTTGCAGTCCTATCATGACGGATTCTTTTCATCATCGGTATGCAGTAAGAACGTTGAAATGGTGCTCTGTCCGAGACCAAGGTTTGAGAGCTGATTCTGCGTGAAAAACACATCTTCGCTTGAGCCTTGCCACTCGCCTGTGAAAGAATATCCGCCTGCTGTTTGCGTGAACTGTGAGAATGCGCTCAAGTCAACATCAGAATCAAGCACACTTTCCTCACGTTTTACGTCTGCGGCAACATTCACTGCTACAGCGTCCTTGGTGAGAGCTGCAATCAGAGAGTCTTCGACAATCTCATTGTCGAGATTCGTACCCTCTTTGCGGAAAAGCAAACGCAAGACGTTACCGGAAGCACCAAGCTTGCGCTCTGCGAACTCAACTAGAGCGGCTGGGACTGCGTGCTTGAGATACACTTCAACGTCGCTAATGTCTGCTAATGGTACTAATTCTGTCATGCTCTCACACCTATCACACCGCCGCCATACATTGGCTTAGGTTCAACTGGGATAAGCTGTTTGACTGTTCGCTTAGCCGCTGACTTGTTTAACTCTGACTCGAATTTATCCAAGTCTGCGTCTGTCGTGTCAGGAACGAAATCAACAGACAGTCCGAAAGTTTTGGCAATTGTTTCACGACGTGACTCAAGGCGACCCTGCTCTACAGCGTCCTTGACTTTCTGCTCATATTCTTTCTTGACATCTTCGAGTTCCTGCTGTAATGACGCTGTAGCTTCCGATTCTGTCTTTGTTTTTGCTAGGCGACGTTGAACGATAGCATTAACTTCTTCCTCTGTGAAAGTCTTTGCGTCACCCTCTGTTGCTGGCTCTGCGTCTGTAGGCTCATTCTCGGTATCTGTAGCGGGTGTATCAACCTTTTCCTCATCGTCGGTTGTTCCACTTCCATTTTCATCGTCTTTGACGATGAATCGACCTACTTGTAGTGTTTTTCTAGCCATGCTTCCTTAGCTTCCAATCTTGTTTGGGCTGAGAATCCCTCTCGACCACAGTTTGAACATTTACAACGCCATGAGTGTTGAACTGCTGGATAATACCCGCGTGATTCAACCCTGCTGAATTCAAGTATACGCACATTGCCACCGCAAGAACATTTAATCATTATACAGTTCTTCCTCTCGCTTCTAGCCACTTGTCTTGAGCGAGAGCGAGAGCCTCCATGCAATCAGTGAGAAGCTCTGCACGGTGTGTTTCACCGTTCTTTGCACACTTATCACGTTTACGTTGAACTTCCATAAGCTCTCGCACAATAAAATGTGGGTCTAATTTAGTTGCTCTAGGCATTCTTCAAACCTTTCTTTATCCTTAATGACGTACACGTTAACTGCTATTCCTGCACGCATTTTTGTTGTTCTTTTCAGTCCGAATGTTCTTGCTGTAAAGTTTGGCAGCATTCCATAGGGGTTGACTGCCTGCTCCGCATATCCGTTTGTACGGATTTCATCTGCAAGCCATTGCTGTGCGAGCGTGAATCCAAACTCATCGCCGCGATAATAGTTAATCTTCACTTGTATTCTCCTTGTTTAACACTGTTCCATATTGTTTCCAGCTCGGTTTCGTGTAATCCTGAAACATTTCCACGTTCGAGCAAGTCTTGGTGTATCTGTTCTTCATTGTCAGGGTGGTTGATAAGACGTCCAGCCGCCCACCTGTAGAGCTTATCGTTGCGTTCGCCCTCTGCTATAGGGCTGAGGTCTGCAACGCCGTCAGAGGGGCTGCTAGAGGGGAAAATGGACATTCTCTTGGGGTGAAACACGTATCCGTTGGTGTCTAGCCATGATACAAGCTCATCTGTCATGGTAGGCAGGTCACCGTCTGGAATAGTCAGAGTCTGATACTTTCCATTCTCGGTGAGCGACCCTGCACCAATCACATACCCTTTTTGTTCACAACGCACGTCAACGGGAATGCCACCAATGTGAGCACCGTTCTTGAGAATGCTTTGAATGGTTGCTGGCACTCGATAGTAGAGGTGAACTCCGCCGCTAGGCGTAAGCACGGAATAAGTTTGCGGTAGTTCCTGTGAACCGTATATGCCAACCTCTCGCTGCAACAAGTCCCAGCCAGTATCATCTGCACCTTGGTCTAAGTCAAGGATTGCATACCCAATGTCGGGCACTACAGCATAGCTTCGAGTGTCAGGCGGGAACGATGAGTCATAATGTTCATCGAGCGCTAGTTTTTTCCAGTTGCGTGCAACTTTCTCATCAGCGGGTGTGTAGTCCGCGCTGAATCCTGCTGTTGTTGCAAGAATGTCACGTCCCAATGGCGCTGGAATCTCAGCAACATCATGATTGCTAATTTCTGATTGCATATCATCGACATCTTCTTCAATCACAGCGCGATATGGCTTGAATCGCAGCTCATCTGCAACCACGAGCACATGGTGCGATTCGCCCTCTATACGGCGCATGGTGCGTCGTAATCCAAGTTTATCTAGGCTTCCCCGTTCGAGCCTAAAGGACGCTGGGCGACCGTCTAGGTTCGCATATCCGTCTGCGACAATTCGTTCAACAATGTCATACTGGGTGTCTGTGAGGTCTGAACGTCCACCGATAGAAATATCACGCCACGGCTCTGTTCCAAACGTCCATAGGATACTACTAGCAAGCAGAAATGGCACTATCCCATTATGTTCCAACCAGTTGAGGAATGGTGCGAAATCT